GCATTAATAAAACAACAATGGGGTCAAAATCTAATTAAGTTTGAGGGAATGCAATTACCAGGTGGTGTTACTTTAAATGGACGACAGATTTACGATGATGCAACCGCAGATTTAGAAAGATTAAGGGAAAAACTAAGACTAGAACATGAATCCCCAATAGACTTTTTTGTAGGATAACATTAGTATATGGCACGTAATGCATATTTCTCTGACAAAGTAAAGTCAGAACAGAACTTATATGAAGATATTGTAATAGAGTCTTTAAAAATTTATGGACAAGATTGCTATTACCTTCCAAGAGATATTGTTAACGAAGATAAAATTTTCGGTGATGATGTGCCTTCACGTTTTAATTCCTCTCACATAGTAGAAATGTATATACAAAATACCGAAGGGTTTGATGGAGAAGGAGATTTGTTTAGTAAGTTTGGTGTTGAGATAAGAGATGAAGCTACTTTTATTGTTTCTAGAAGAAGATGGGCACAAACAATATTAAGACATGATAGCGAAGTTACATCAAAGAGACCTTTAGAAGGCGACTTAATTTATCTTCCGATGACAAATAAGATGTTTGAAATTACACATGTAGAACACGAAGAACCATTTTATCAATTATCTAATTTACCTATTTACAAATTAAGAGCGCAATTATTCGAATACAATGATGAAGATTTAGATACTGGTGTTGCAGCCATTGATAAAATTGAAACTGATTATGCCTATACATATATACTTACTTTAAATAGAGATGGTATTATAGAAGCTGGACAAACTGCTACACAAACACTAGATAGTGATGCAGGAACATTTATTACAGGTGAAATAACTAAATGGTCTGATTCAGATAATAAATTACATCTTGTACATGTTGGTGCTACTGATGGACTATATCATACATTCTTAACTAGTACAGCAATTACAATTAGTGGAACTTATAGAGTCGATTCTGATTATACAGTTACAGCTGTTGGATTAGATAATAAGATATCAGCCGATGAACAAAATACTGATTTCAGTTTAGGTTCAGCAGATTTCTTAGACTTTACTGAAGATAACCCATTTGGCGATGCGGAGAACCAATAGATGTTTGGAACACATTTCTATCATGAAAAAATAAAGAAAGCAGTTGCTATATTTGGGCGAGTGTTTAATAACATACATGTTATAAGAAAGAACTCTAGTGGTGCTGTAATAAGTCAAATTAAAGTTCCATTAGCATATGCCGCTAAGAGGGGATATCTAACTAGGATTAGAGAGAACCCTGATTTAGATAATACACAAGTAGCAATTAAACTACCAAGAATGTCTTTTGAGATTACAGGATTTGATTATGATTTATCTAGACAACTAACAAAGATAACTTCTTTTAATTCAAAGGGGTCAACTAAAGATAATAGACAAAAGTTTAACGCACCTACTCCATACAATATTAATTTCCAATTAAATGTATATGCTAAAACACAAGATGATGCTCTACAAATAGTTGAACAGATATTACCATTTTTTAATCCACAATATGTATTAACAATAAAACCTTTTGCTACAGCATATCCTGCATTTAAAGAAGATATTCCTATTATAATACAGAGTGTATCTTTTGCTGATGACTTTGAAGGCGAAGTTGGTGCAAGAAGGTCTATAATTTATACATTAGATTTCCAAATGAAAATAAACTTTCATGGACCTGTTACTAATAGTGAAATTATTAGAAAATCAATTGTAGATTTACATTCTTTGAAAATTGGTCTCGCAGATTCAGATATACAAACTTCTAGGATTACTGTTACACCAACTGATAGTGCAACTTTAGGATTACCTGACAGTGACTTTGGATTTACAACAACAATAGAATTAATAGGCGATAGTTCCTGATGAGTGATAATAAAAACCTAAATGATGATTTTGAATATTCCAGAGCAACATATTATGAACTTCTAGAAAAGGGTAAAGAAACCTTAAATGATATGATGGAAGTTGCTAGGTCATCTGAACATCCACGTGCTTATGAAGTCTTATCTAATCTTATTAAAAATATGGCAGATGTTAATGATAAGTTAATGGATTTGAATAAGAAAAGAAAAGATATAGATACAAAGGAAGAAAAACAAATAGGTAACAATACAACTAATAACCTTTTTGTAGGTACAACTAACGACTTACAAAAACTATTAAAAGATAATGATGATAAAATGATTGACGTTACTAACAATGCAGAATGATTATTATTTAGGTAACCCTCTTGTAAAACGTGACGGTATTATACAAGACTGGGCCGCAGATGAGATAACTGAATACCAAAGATGTATGAAAGACCCATCTTATTTCACTCAAAAATATGTAAAGATTATTTCCTTAGATAAAGGCCTTATTCCCTTTGACTTATACCCATATCAAAAAGAGATGTATAAAAGTTTTGAAAACGAAAGGTTTAATATAGTATTAGCCTGTAGGCAATCAGGTAAATCTATATCTGCTTGTGCATATCTCCTTTGGTTTGCTTTGTTTAATTCAGAAAAAACTATTGCCGTATTAGCTAATAAAGGTGCTACTGCTCGAGAAATGTTATCTAGGATTACTCTTATGTTAGAGAACCTTCCATTCTTTCTTCAACCAGGTTGTAAAGCATTAAATAAAGGTTCAATTGAATTTTCAAATAACTCACGTATTATCGCAACAGCTACATCGGGTAGTTCTATTCGTGGTTTATCTGTAAATTTACTTTATCTAGATGAGTTTGCTTTTGTTGAAAAGGCTGCAGAATTTTATACTTCAACTTATCCTGTTGTAGTTGCTGGTACGAATACGAAAATTATTGTTACATCTACAGCAAATGGTGTTGGTAATGTATTCTATAATATATGGCAAGGAGCAGTACAAGGAATAAATGAATTTAAACCCTTTAGAGTTGATTGGAACGATGTACCCGGTAGAGATGAGGATTGGAAACTTCAAACAATAGCAAACACATCACAACTACAATTTGACCAAGAGTTTGGAAACACCTTCTTCGGAACAGGCGATACATTAATTAATGCTGAAACTCTTATGTCATTACAAGCGAAAAACCCTATAAGAATATTAGAGGGTGGTTCTTTATTAATATATGAAGAAACAATTAAAGGTCATGGTTATGTGATGACCGTTGATGTTTCGAAAGGTAGAGGTCAGGATTATTCTACTTTTACAGTAATCGATATATCCGTTAACCCTTTCAGGCAAGTGGCTGTTTATCGCAATAACACTATTTCTCCAATACTCTACCCTAATATTATATATAAGATTGCGAAAGTGTATAATGAAGCTTATGTTGTTATTGAAGCGAATGACCAAGGCGGTGTAGTATGTAATGGATTGTATCATGATTTTGAATATGAGAATATGTATCTAGAGTCATCTGTTAAATCAAATAAAATTGGAATAGAAATAACTAGGAAGTCCAAGAAGATTGGTTGTAGTTCATTAAAAGATTTAATGGAAAATGGTAAACTAGAAATACAAGATGAAAATACTGTGATGGAGTTATCAACATTTGTTGCTAAGAGTCAATCATATGAAGCTTCTTCAGGAAACCATGATGACTTAGCAATGAATTTAGTATTATTTGGATATTTCATATACACCTCAGCATTCTCAGATATATCAGATATCAATTTAAAAGAACTATTGTTTGATGAGAGAATGAAAGAAATAGAAGAAGATGTAGTACCGTTTGGGTTTATTGATGATGGTGAAGAATATATAGAATCATTTAAAAGAGATAATGATGATTGGTATACTGTATATGATTATAAAGAGGATGAAAAGTTTTGGGAATCGAACTAGGGCTTTTTACGCCTTCTAAAATACCTGGACTGGATGGATTAGTATCTATTGTTATAAGTCCAACAGATTTATGTAATAGGGTATGTGAATTTTGCCCACATTCAAAAGATTTTCCAAATACTAATAAGTTTATGAAAGTACACTTGGCTGAAATGTTAGCAAGTGAATTGAATTATTTAAAATGGGATGGTGTGATAAGTGTATCTGGTTATGGCGAACCTCTATTACATAAAGACATTGGTAATATTATAAAATCTTTTACATCTAAAAATATATCTACACGATTAATCACTAATGGTGATAGAATATTAAATGGTAAAGTAACACCCGAAGAGATTGATAGTTGGGGGTTAATATCTATTAAGATAGATTGTTATGATGGTGAAGAAGATGTCAAGAGAATAAATGAGATACTTAAAGACTTAAAAACATATAAAAGAATATCAACTGGACCTACTGTTATTAGTAATAGAGCAGGATATTTATTTGATGAGTCTGTAAATTTGCCTTGTTATCAACCATTTATGAAATCTATAATGGATTGGAATGGTGAAGTTTATGTATGTTGTGAAGATTGGAATAGAAAAGAAACCTATGGTAACGTATATAACGAATCGTTTTCTTCCATATGGTCATCAGAAAAGTTAGATATTATTCGTAAGAATTTGTTAAAAGGAAATAGAAGTTTCTCAACGACCTGTAAGAAATGTAATTTTAAACCTGAAAATACAATAAATGAGAGTGAATCAGTTAGAATTTGGAAAGTTATAAATAATAGCACTAGATTGAATATAACCGCATTATGATAACATATAATTAGTAAACGAATCAAAGGAAAATAACCATGGCACTTTCGACTCCTTCAGAATCTCCTGCGGTTGTAGTCAGAGAAATTGACCTTACAAGTGGTGTACCAAATGTACAAAGTACAACTGGGGCATTTGTAGGTAATTTCCGTTGGGGGCCAATTGGTGAACGTAGACAAGTTTCGAATGAAGCTGAACTTGTTAATACATTTGCTAATCCCGACTCTTACAACACAATAGATTTTCATACGGCTGCATACTTTTTAAGGTATACATCCAATTTACAAGTTGCAAGACAAGCAACATCTGCTGTAAAAACAGCATTCGGAAGCTTATTCCAAACACCAGCAGACTCAGATGCTAGTGGAACAAGCTTACCAATAAACAATAAATTAGCATTTGACGGTGCTAAAACAGCATTAGAAACACAAGGGTATAGTTTTATAGCAAGATATCCTGGTGAACTAGGAAATAGTTTAAAAGTATCTATATGTCCTGGTGCAGATTCATCCGGTGCACTCTTTAATGGGTGGACTTATAAATCATCTTTTGATGGTTTCCCACAAACTTCAACATATGCTTCCAATAGAAGCGGTATTGAAGATGAAATACATTTAGCAGTTATTGATAACGATGGTAAATTTACAGGTACCGCTGGTACAGTATTAGAAACATATCCTTATCAATCACAAGCATCAGACGCAAAATCAGCAGACGGTTCTTCAATTTTCATCAAAGACGTTGTTAATGCTAACTCAGAATATGTATTCTTTGTTAATGCTATCGACTCTTCTCATGCTAACTTCGGTCAACCTGTAGTTGCTTCTAGAGATTTTGGTGGAACTAAAACAACTGATATTGAGTTTGCTTCTGGAGTAAATTCAGCAATACTTACTGCATCAGAAGTTGCTTCTGGATATGACTTATTTGAAGATAAAGATATAGTAGAGATTGATTTCTTAATTGCACCCGATGCTACAAGTACAGCACATACAACTATTGTGAATGACCTTGTTGCTACCGCAGAAGCAAGAAAAGATTGCGTAGTTGCGGCATCACCAAAAAGAAGTGATGTAGTTGGTGTAACTAGTTCAGCAACAATAACAACTAATCTTCAAACTACTGCAAATGCATTAACAAACTCATCATATCTAGTATTAGATGGAAACTATTTAAAAGTCTATGATAAATATAATGACCAATATATTCAAATACCAGCTTCTTCCTCAACTGCTGGCCTTATGGCTGCAACTGATAGAGATAGGGCCCCGTGGTTCTCTCCTGCAGGGCAAAGAAGAGGTAGATATTTAGGTGTAACAACTATCGATTATGTACCAACAAAATCACAGAGAGATACTCTGTATAAAGCTGGAGTAAATCCTGTTGCAAATATACCTGGTCAAGGAATCATACTATTTGGTGATAAAACCAAATTAGCAAGACCATCTGCATTTGATAGGATTAATGTAAGACGTTTATTCTTAGTACTCGAAAGAGCAATCGGCAGAGCCGCTGAGAGTGTAATGTTTGAATTTAATGACGAATTTACAAGATCTGAATTCGTAAACATTGTAGAACCAGTACTTAGAGAAGTACAAGGTAGACGAGGAATTACTGACTTCCGTGTTGTATGTGATACCACAAATAATACACCAGCAGTAATTGATAGAAATGAATTTATCGCAAGCATCTTCATCAAACCAGCACGTTCAATTAACTATGTAACACTTAATTTTGTTGCAGTAAGAACTGGTGTTGACTTTGAAGAAGTTGTTGGCACAGTGTAAGGGAGCTAAAAAATGGCAGTTTTAGGAGTAGACGACTTTAAAGCAAAGCTTAGAGGTGGTGGTGCTCGTCCTAATTTATTTAAGGCGACAATCAACTTCCCAAGTTATGCTAATGGTGACCCTGAATTGACTTCCTTCATGTGCAAGACAGCTCAATTACCAGGTTCAACATTCGGAGTAATAGACGTTCCATTTAGAGGTAGAATATTAAAAATGGCTGGAGACCGTACTTTTGAAGTATGGACTGTAACTATTATTAATGATACTGATTTCGCAGTAAGGAATGCATTAGAAAGATGGTCAAATGGGATTAATGCTCATTCGACCAATACTGGTCTAGTGTCACCAATTAACTATGAAGCAGACCTCAAGATAGAACAACTAGATCGTAACGGTGATTCTTTAAAAGAATATGTATTTAGAGGGGCATTTCCAAATGAAATAGCACCTATTGATGTTTCTTATGAAACAGTGGATGCTATCGAAGAATTTACTGTAACGTTCACATATCAATATTTTGAAGCATTAGGGCCTATCGCAACGACTTCTTAATACTCGTATAAATATTACTAGAGGGATTTTATAGTAATTTCCCTCTAGTAGTAACATAGGATTGATACATGGCAGAAAATAACGGATTTACATTATTCGGATTTGAAATAAAAAAAGCATCCAAAGAGGATATGACAAAACGTCCTTCTATTGTTCCACCTAGAGATGATGATGGAGCAGGATACGTTACAGCTTCTGGTTCACATTATGGACAATACATTGATATAAATGGTGAAGACACAGTAAAAGACAATAGAGGTCTTATCATGAAATATCGTGGGGTTGCTATGCACCCTGAAGTTGATGCGGCTATAGAAGATATAGTAGATAATGCTATAGCACACGGTGTTAAAAAACAAACAGTAGATGTTGTTTTAGACAACGTTGACACATCAGACCAAATTAAAAAATTAATTAAAGAAGAATTTGACGGCATATATAGTATGTTAGATTTTGATGAGAATGGTCATGACATTTTTAGAAGGTATTATATTGATGGAAGACTATATCATCACTTAGTAGTAGATGAAAGTAATCTTAAACGAGGTATTGTTGAGATACGACCTGTAGATTCCTCGAAGATAAGAAAAGTTAAAGAAGTTCAAACAAAGAAAGACCCTGCAACAGGGGCTTCAATAGTACAAAAGGTTGATGAATATTATATCTATCAAGAAAAACCAGGTGTTACAACATCGGGTATAAAATTAACAGAAGATTCTGTTAGTTACATTACATCTGGACTTTTAGATGAGAGCCGTAAAAAAGTTATATCATATCTACACAAAGCATTAAAACCAATTAATCAATTAAGAATGATGGAAGATGCACTTGTTATCTATCGTTTAGCAAGAGCACCGGAAAGAAGAATATTTTATATTGATGTTGGTAACTTACCAAAGGGTAAAGCTGAAGAATATATGAAACAAATTATGTCTAGATATCGTAACAAACTAGTATATGATGCTAACACTGGTGCGATAAGAGATGATAGAAAACATATGTCTATGTTAGAAGATTTCTGGTTACCTAGACGTGAGGGTGGAAGAGGAACTGAAATAGCAACTCTACCGGGTGGAGATAATCTTGGTCAGATTGATGACATAGTATATTTTCAAAAGAAAATGTATCGTTCATTAAATGTTCCTGTTAGTAGATTAGAACAAGAGAATAACGCATTTTCCTTAGGACGTTCATCCGAGATTGGTCGTGACGAACTTAAATTCCAAAAGTTTATTGATAGATTAAGAAGTAGATTCTCTTATCTCTTCAAAGAAATACTAAAGAAACAATTGTTGTTAAAAGGTATTATTACTGAAGCTGATTGGGATTTGTTTAAAAGTGACGTTATTATTGATTTCTTAAAAGATAATAACTTTACCGAATTAAGAGAAGCCGAATTAACAAGAGAAAGAGTTGGAACATTAGATTCAATTCAAAATTATGTTGGACAATACTATTCAAAAGAATGGGTTATGAAAAATGTTCTTTACCTAACTCAAGAAGATATAGACACAATGAAAGAACAAATTCAACAGGAATCTGGCACCGAGCCTGATTCTGAAGATGAACTTTAAAGGAGATATAATATATGAGTGATACCGCAGTACAATTAGATTTAATAGACGATATTTTAAATGGTGATTTTAATAAAGCTGAAGATAAAATGAAAGCCGGCTTAGCACTAAAACAAAATGTCTTGTTAGACCAAGAAAAAATTAAATTGTCGGGACAAGTATTTAATAATGCTTTCCAAGAAGAAATACCTGTAGAAGGTGACGAATTAACTGATGAAGAAGTTGATGATGCTATTGAACCAGAAGCCGCAGAATAGAGATTTTATAGTCAGCCAATCCCCTTGGGAGCATCTAATACAATCTGATTTTTTAGATATGGATGATTTTAATTTATTAACTAGCCTTATAGACTATGACCCAGATTGTAATAAAACAATACAATGCGCTAAGAAACCTATTGGTGAACATAAATTTAAAAATTTTAATGGCCCAAAAAATCCTACTGATGCTGTTTTTAAAGAATTACCTAAAAGCAAAGAGTTGTTAGAATTACTTTCTATGGTTGAAATTAAATTGCT